TGTTTTGCTCAATAAAATATCGATGCGTTTAATCTCGGCAAGATTGGCTCTGATTGAATAAACGAGTGGCGCATATACGAGCGACAAGATGACGTTCCAAAAAATTAAGCTGTTCATTTCCATATTATTTTGTAATTCCTTTATATTTTTCAAACGATCTCATTGATCCCAGTCCTAATATTCCGAGTACGACTGTCATGAGCGAAGCCATATCAAACTCTGGCAGATCGTAGGCAATACCATTGGCTGACAAAGCAAATATGATGATTGGTTGCATGATGAAGTGATACGCCATTGCAACTGCACAAGTCCAACCGATAAAAGGTCGCCAACCAGCCACGAAAACAGATCGATGCTGTGCTTCAACTTTATTGACTTCGATTTGTGCAAGATTCGCTCGTTGTATTTCTGTTTTGATTTCGTGTTCTAGTTTTACTTTTAAGTCTTTATCAACGACAAACTTGTCTAAAATCTTAGACACAGGGTTTATAAGTTCTTTAATCATAATTAATGTATTGTTGTTTCTTCATGCGATAACAGCTCTGAGTCTTTATTGATAACATCTGCAAGAAAACACAAAACAAGCTCTTTTGCGTGTTCTAAGTCTCTCGCTTTTATGCCTTGAGCTGTATAGATCATGTCGTCTTCTAAGAACTCAAGATCGAAATATGAAAATTTATCCGTTTCCTGAACCATTGAACAGTCCTTGCGCTTGAGCTTTTGCGATTTGTCTGATCGTTTCTCGATCACGCTCCATGAGTGCGTTGATCTCTGCGACATTGACTTGAGCGCCATATTTAGCATTTAGTTCAGCGGCTTTCAATCGTATATCTGCTTCAGACTCATCGCGTTTGAAGTCATCGTCCATGATGATTTTGAGTCGATCATTTTCTGCGTCAATAACCGCTTTCTCAGCTTGTACATTTGCTTTATGAATCTCAGCTTGAGCCAACATCTCTGCTGGATCAGCCTTTTTCTCTTCTTGCTGTGGCGGCATAGGCGGTATATCAGTATTGATAAACGCGTTGACATCTTTGAATCCCGCCATTTCTATGACTTTTGCTAATGTGTTTGCGTATTGATTCATTGTGACCATTGGGTTGTTGGGTCCGAGCATTTGCAAGATCTGCTCTTGTTTTCCAGCGACCATGCCTAAGACTTGCATCTTCTCTTCATCACTGCTTTTGCTGATCGCTACATTTACAACTAGATCTTTGTCCAGCTCCCAATATCTCGGGTCCACTGCAACAAAATCATTGTTTAATCTGACGATCTCTTCTTTATCAGCATATTTGATGATCAAGTTGTTGACGAGCTTGAAAAGCGTTTTCATGCCACCTTCTGCGAAGTGACGACAGATTAGCTCGACTCTGCCTTGGGCGCCTGACATTGTTGCTGAGACTGCCGCTTTTGTTGAAGATTGCAACGCATCAGCATTTAGACCTGCGCTTGCTTTAGAAACGCCCGTACGGTTCTCTTTGGCATCATCCAGATAGGAGAGGACAGGAAACGCCTCTTTCCCGACGAAGGGGATCGAGAAGGGTTGAACCATGCCGGGCGCTCTCATGCGAATGGGTTGACCGATGTCGGTGTTCAAAACATCGTCAATGTTTACTTGTCCTTCTACCACCGCCATCCGAGGGAATATCGAATGACCGAGAGAGTCAAGTGTGTCGCGCATGATTTGTGATTTTGCAGTTTGTATTGGAATTAAATAATCTGAGACACAGCTTCCGATCGCTGTATGCGGCTCAGGATCCATCGAGAACATAACGATAGGAAGTTCGTCCCATTGATCGTAGTTGACGATGTTTAAGCCGTTGCCGACTGTGCAGACTCGGACACGCTCTGCGATTCCGTCTTTGTCTAAGTCGTAGTTGACGTAATGTTCGATGTATAAAACTTTTTTATCATACGCATTGTCAGCGTCAGGATACATTGAGCTATCAAGTGGGCTTCTTGCTTCTTCTTCTTCATATGTTTCTGCGTCAAAAGTTGAGCTTGAGCCTGCGTGTTCTTGTATTTCATCTTCATCGTAGCCCATTGCAACGAGATCGCTCACTGATTTGATCATACGATGTGCAACATAGTTTGATGTCTCTAAATCTCTTGCGTTGCGAGCAATCAGCACTTCTTCAGGCGGAACACTCTCAATGCACACTTTGTTATTCGCTGTTACTCTGCGAACAGTCAAATCATAAGACACAGGTGTTTCTTGCGTCATTTCTTCGCCTGTCATTTCGTCAACAATCGTCATGCTTTGCATGTTGATTGACTCTTCAACAATCTCGACATCTTCATCGAGCAATAGAGCTGTGTACGCTTCTTGAGACAAATCAGAGAAATGATGCGTTGTCGCTTTGATGCTGTCATCGTAATACGCCTTGACAAAGCCCGTCTTACGGACAAGCGCATCTTTAAACGCATCGTAGAGTACGCTGAAACCATTGCTTCTTTCAATCGTGTAGTTGACAAAATCTGTTTGCTGTTTTGCCAACTCAATATCATTCGCATCATGCGGTATAAACTCGACTACTTTTTTTGTGCCGAAAAATGTTCGCATGATTGAAGGCATCAAAAATAAAACACTGTCTCGCAAATCTGTCGAGACAAATTCTGATTGCAAAGACGATGTTGCGTTGGGCTTTTTGCCCAAATAATAATTTGTTGCTTCAGCGCGTTCTTCGCCGATCTGATCGATGAAATCAGACGCATCATCAAGCTCTACTTTTAGAACACTTTGCAGATCTTCAATGTCTGTTTCTTCTATAGAATTTATTTCGTCACTTACAACTTCTATATCTACTTCTTCTAATAGACGTTTGTTATTTGTATATGCCATGTATGTTTATCCCACTCGTATAATTTTTGATTTTATAGGCTTCTTCCAGTTATATCCCATTTGATTGAAGTTGCTAGAGAAGCTCGCGGCAGAACTAGCCATGGTTAATGCAAGTGCGTCAGCTTTGTCAGGAGATTTGACTCCTCTTTTGCGCATTGATTCCTTGGCTTCTATCTTTATCTTGCCTGTGCTTGTGTAAGTATAAGACGGACTGACTAATTCTGCAATCAGCTCGTCATCATTAGGCAAGCGGCAATCGCGAGCAGAGAGCCAGTCTTTGATTTTGAACCATAATTCTGCGCGAAGATTCAAATAATTTTTCTTGCTTGAAGGCGATTCTGCGACATTAATCCCACGCACGGGAAGCTCTTGTTCAGCTAATCGATCTACGACACCGCTTCCGACACCGATGACATCGACTAAAATCTCTTGCGGTCGATTCATTGCAGTTGCATCGTCATAGAGATTCTTGACTGCGCCGCAGAGTTGCATGAGATCCATTGATTTGAATGTTTTTATTTCAAATACTGTGTTGCCTTGTCTTACGCAGAGCGCTGAATTGTCAGCGCCGAAACGAGCGACATCGAGTCCCCATATTATAGGCTCACTTGCTGTCAACGTGACTTCTCTATCGACTGCTGATCTCGCTAACTCGATCGGAATAACAGTGTCATCGTCAGCGCTAGGAAATTGACCCAGCACTTCGACTCTTGCGACTGTTGAATCAGCTCCGTATTGTTCGAGCATAGTGTTAAAAAGTTTTTGATCTGTGCCTTCAACGTCACGCGAGTCAATTTGTTCTGTTTGCCAGAAAGATCTGTTTGCATGAAACGAATCATAGAAAGGACCTGTATTTCTTCGTGGGTTTGAAAACGCGAACCAAAAACGATTTTTTGTTGGCTCTGTAAAAAAGCCTTCAGACACAGAATAAATTTGATGAGGTATGCCCGACGCCTCATCGCATACCAGAGTGACTCCGTGCGAGCTGTGAATTCCCGCAAATGCGTCGGGATTTTCTTCGCTCCAGAGGCTTGCTTGCGCGTAGTAGTAGCCGCAATCGATGCTTAAATCTCTGACGAGCAGTTCTTCGAACCATGCTTGTGGCTTTAACGCTGTCGCTGTTTTGTGAAACCAGTGTCCGTTTATGGCTAAGCTGACCCATTTTCCGAGTTCTGCCCATGTTCTTGTTCTGAGCTGTGCTTCTGTGTTTGCTGTGACGATGACAGTTGAGCCGAGTCGAGTTGATAGCATGAACAGAATGATCCATGCAACCAAAGCTGATTTACCGATGCCTCGACCGGAGGCGACTGCGAGACGATACATCTCAGGCAAATCAATCACTTCATTGCGCTGTATATGCGTTGCAATGTCTCGTAAAATTTTTTCTTGCCACTTACGCGGACCTGTGAAGTCTTCGAGGGGGGTGTTTTCTTGCCCCCATGGGAACGCATAACGCACAAAGTTCAAAGGATCATCTTTGATCGTAAGCGACCAGAGCTGTGTCATGAGTTGTTCTTCTTGTTCTGCTGAGTATTTCATATCAAAAAAAATTACAAAAAATTAGTTACACGTCTGCAAAAACAACGCACCCGCGTTGCGTCCGATGGGGGGTGTCCGCACCTCATTTCCTCTATGGTTTTTCATCATCTTCTGATGTCAGTTTCTTAGAGAGAAGTTGACTATCGCTTTGTCCATTGACGTTGCGAGCTGTTTCAATCTTGCGAGTCGAAGTAGGTTCTAAATCAATGATGCGTTTTTGTGCGTTCTGCAAAACTTTATTCAAACTGATCTGATGCTCGACAGTCTCATGAACTCTGTCTTTCCAGTTGTCTGCGTCTCTATTTTTTAAGAAAAACACTTGAGCGCTCACGTTAGGGTCTTTGCCTGCTCGTCCTGTCGCAGAATCGAAGAGAGCAGAAGCAACTTCGTCAATGGCTTTTGTCTTGCCTCTCTTTAAAGCAATGTCAAATTTTGCAGAATCGCGTTTTCTTCTAGCGATCGTGGAGAGTGAAACCCCAAAGGATTCAGCGATCTTAGACTCTGAGATTCCCAAGCCAGCCATTCTCGCCACTTCTTTTAATTCATCGTCATTAAATTTTATTCGCTTCCTTCCAGCGCCTTTTGGGTTCTTTTCAGTCTTTTCTGCCATTTAATTACTCACAAACCTTACAAGCATCGTTTGAATCATCGATCAATTCTCCTGTTTTAAGAGTCTCTTGTATTCGATACGCTAACTCTTTACCAACAAAGCCACGATGACTCCAGTATTTTGCAACAGTCTCAACGCTTATGGTTTCATTGTCTATTATACGTTTGTTATTTGTAAAATTAATGTTGTTCGCTTTCTCTCTGTCTTCAGCATCGTAACCTTTTCTGTACTGATTATTTATAGATGAAACAGCCTCTAATAAAGAAAGATTGTTGTTTGAGAATTCTATAAAAGCATTTATGTCTTTAGGAAAACATGCACCACCGAAACCTCTTCTTCGATTATTGTCTGCAACTTTTGTATGCGATGTATCAATTCTGTCGTCTGCTGTTATTGCAGAAACAATCTTTTCATAATCACAATCATATTGATTAACTAAATCATAAAGTTGATTAAAGAAAATAACTTTCATCGCTAAAAAACTATTGACTGAGTATTTAACAAACGAAGCCTCTTCAGCACTCATATGAACAAAATCACTTGAGACACATCTTGAATGATTCGCATAGATCTCTGAAAGTTTCTTTGTTGCTACATCTGAGCCACCAAGCACATGATGATCAGCGTTGATAAAATCATGATTTGAGTTTCTTTCTGTCAAGAACTCTGGGTTGTAAACAAATCGATCTGCGTCAATGAAAGACAGAAAGTTACTCACTATATTTGGAGTAATAGTTGATTTAACGACAATCAAACTATTTGTTTCTCTGCAAAGATAATCAACAACATGCTCTACAACCTTGCTGTCTATCTCTTTGTTATCTTTCATAGGAGTTGGAACTGAAACAAAAGAAACGTCAGCTTCAAAAGAATTGAGATCCTCTAGTGTTGTATTGTAGATAGGATCAATTATTAAAAGTTCAACGCCACTTGTTCTGAACGCGTTGTCTATTGCTTTTCCAACAAAGCCATGCCCAATTATCGCTATTTTCATATATATAAGCCTCTGTTATTTGTAATTTTCATTTATTCTTTTAGATCAATCAATAGTTGTTCAAATGTTTTCTCTTGCAACGCTTCGCAATAATCGATGACTTTCACTCCTTTCTGGCGTTGACCTTTGTTTTTGAGAAAGTAAATGCAGTTCGATCTCAAACAAACAAGTGCAAACACTTGACACACATCTTTGCTGTAGACTCTTTTGCCTTTCTTTACGAAGTTAAACTTGTATCGCTCATGTGTTCTGCTTTCTTCTTTTTGTGCGTTATAAGCAGATTTAACTTGTACTCCGTAGAACTTGTCATCAATTTGTATCACTAAATCTCGATTGCTGTTAATAGTAGAGGGTGAGAAGCAAGGAATACCCTTCATCATGAAGAATATTTCTACTAGCTTTTCGCCTGCGCTTCCACGCTGATTTTTATAATGTGCCAATCAAACTACCTCATCTTGTAATGCGACACCCTCTATATCTTTATTTGTTATTGGTTTTCTCGATTTAATTTCAACATTGCCAAAACTTTTGAATCTCTTTTTGATATCAAATACATCTTCATCAATCAGTGCTAATAACTCTCTGACGCTAAAATACAAGCTCGGAGTTTCTTTATGTGACATTGCACAAGCTTTCGGTAATTCTTCAGCATCTTGAACAACAATGATTTGCAAGTCATTGTGCGGATGCTTAACAACCCACATTGATGGACTTAACTCTTCGAATCCTCTGAATTTTGCATAATCAATAAACTTATCAAAGCCACGAACCATGCTTTCGCTGTAAGTCAGTATCTTCTCATCATCAAACTTAGATCGCGCATCATCGAGCATTTGTATCAAACGTCTCATGTTCTTTTGATCGTCTATCGATTGCAGTTCTATTAATCGTTCATAACCCCAATCACAGTTCACTTGAACTTTTCGCTTCAGATAGTTCGTATATGCTTCAGTAGATCTATTCTTCAGATCTTGACTGACTTTACGATACATATGAGGCTGAACTGCTTTCTTCTTATACATATATAAGACTCAAAAAGAATAAACAAAAAATACTGACAAAATGGTCCCGACAACGACTACGACTCTTATAGAGTCTGTCGTAGTGTCGCTGTGTCGGCGCAATGTCGTGCTTCGTGTCGGAAGTCGTGTCGCAGATTTTGTATGTTGTTGATATTGTTATCATTTGTTTTTTACTCGATGACGTAGAGCGATGTCGCAAGCATTTTGAAACTGCACTGAAAAAAACACGTTTTGCGTCAAGCTTTTGACGCTATTTTGCTCTATTTTGTTGTTATCAAACAACATATGCTCTCTTTTTGTTGAAAACGCACACAAAATACAAATCGTCTTGAGAGTCGTTGATGACTTTGTGAAAAACATTGTCTTCAATAAGAACGACATCATTGCTTTTAACGTCTATTGTTTCGTTGTCTAGCTTCATTTTTCCTTGCCCTTGTACGAAAAAATATATTTCTTCTTGACCTTCGTGAGAATGACCTGTTGTTTGTTTGTTTGCTTTTAGTCTTGTGCTACTCAGCGTCAAGTCTCTTAGTCTTGTGTTGTCTTTAACGATGTATCGATCATCTTGTTTGACTAAATCGCCTTGTATGTTTTGTATATTGAGCTTCATACTAAAAAGGTGGTTCTTCATCGATCAGTTTATTGCTCTTTGCATAAGCAATATCACGCTCAATTGTTCTTACTGACACGCCTGTTTTGCTTGAAATTGCATCTTTGTCAGCTCCGTCATTGATCATTTGTGCAACGACTTCACGTCTCATCTCAAGATCGTCTTTGTCTTTTGACATGACTCCGTTTGAGTAGAGCCACGCAATTGGCAGTGCATCTTTACCATAGAAATGACGCGTCTTTTCAAATGACCACTTAAATGACGTTTCATACGTTTCAGCGTCAATGTCGAGTAGGGCGTCTGAATCGTTGTTTGCCAGCTCTGTCTTGATAACGCCGTCAAGCACTACGGTCTTACTCATGCTTCCGAGCTGGGTGCCTGCTTTTGATGAATGATGAACGAACCATGCGACACGATCTTGTTGACGCAACTTAAGTAATAACGGTTGCACGTCAGATACCCATTCGTCTGCTTGATTCGAGTCGGTCATAGAAGTCAATGTTAATAGGTTGTCTAAAATCACTACCGCTGGATCTATTTTTTCGATCATGTCCCAGAACCATGTTTTTCCTTCTTCTGTATTGAGTGGTAACAATCCATGCTCTTGATCGTGATGTGACACGATAAATAAGTTCTTTTCTACGCGTTGTATAAGCTCTTTTTGTCTCTCGAAAGACTCAGCACTAAACATGTTGAGTTGTTGATTCAGACGTTCTTGCATCGCGTTTGGTGGCATTTCTGCATCGATATAAACGACTTTGACAGCGTTCGGTATCTTGTAATGACCGAAGTTGTAGCCTGACGCGAGTGCGATTGACATGACAGAAGTTCCTAGAGATTTGCAATGCCCGGGAGCGCCGTGAATCATGAAAAGATTTGATCTCGCCATGAGATTCTCAATGAGCCATACTTTCGGTGGATACTCAATGTCTTTAAACGCTTTGTAATCGTGATAAACGACAGTGTGTGACGCTTCTTTGTGATATTCGTTGTCTCTCGCATACTTAACGACATCAAAGTATTCTTGTCGCTCATAAGCATCGTATAGATCGTCTTTTTCGTCCCAGTGCGTTGGCGGTTTTACAATGCTCGTTTTAATGTTCAACGATTCGAGCTTTTCTTTTAATGCGATAGCACAATCGAATCCTGCATCGTCATTGTCAGGAAAAACAATCACTTCATTAAAGTCTTTGAGCTGTGTCCAGTTGCTTTGCTCTAGTGCTGAGACTCCGCCGTGCCATGCACAGATGATGTTTTCTTTTGCGAGTTCTTTTGCACCGAGAAACGCTTTTTCGCCTTCAACTACGATGACGGGCTTCGCTGAATCGCCTTCACTTAATAATAGTGGCATCAAAGTATTCGGTCTTTTCATGATCCAGTTATTTGCATCAACCCGCGTGAAAGGACGATAAATCTTACCTTCAAATCGCATCGTGCAGAATGAATCGCTGAAGCGAGAATAGATCTCTGCTTTCTCTGCAAGCGCTCGCATCTCGTCTGAGCTGTACTCTTTGCTCTTGATCTGTGTGTCGTTGTTTCTCACTGGCGGTAGTTTTTGTTCAGTGATACCGAGTGTTTCTAAGAATTCTGTGATGCTTGATTCACCTCGCTCTCTTTGTATGAGTGAGAGCATGCCACCACCTTCTTCGTTTTCGTGATCGTAGAATGTGCCTTTAGAGAGATCTATAGAGAGTGAGCCTTTGCGACCGAACCTTAGTTCTTTGTCGCTACTGAGCTTCTCGTTGGGTGATCCTAGAAGTGCAATCGCAATCTGTTCTGCGTGTAATGCTACGTCAATCATACTGTTATAAACTCTATGTTTTTACAAAAATAGTTAATGGTTTTTGATAATCCTTCTCTCAGCTCTATTTTGGGCTTCCAGTCGAGTTCAAATGACGCAAGACTAATATCAGGCTTTCTTCTTACAGGATCATCTTGTGGTATATCGCAATGCTCAATCTCGCTTTCTGTTTTTGTCAACGCAACGACAAGATCAGCGAGTTCAAGCATCGTAAATTCGTTAGGATTGCCCAAATTAACAGGGCTTTTGTTGTATCTTGAGCGCATCAATTTCATTAGCGCTTCAATCAAATCATCAACATAACAGAAAGAGCGTGTTTGCTGTCCGTCTCCGTAGATTGTTATGTTTTCATTGTTGATTGCTTGTACGACAAAATTTGAAACAACGCGACCATCGTTTGCGTTCATGTTGGGCCCATAAGTGTTGAAAATTCTTGCGACACGAATATCGACATTCTTCTCGCGTTGATAATCAAAGAAAAGCGTTTCTGCTGATCGCTTTCCTTCATCGTAACAGGCGCGTATTCCTGTTGGGTTGACATTGCCGTAATATTGTTCGACTTGTGGGTGCATCGTAGGGTCACCATAGACTTCGCTTGTCGATGCTTGTAGTACAGTTGCAGAGTTCTTTTGTGCAAGATCTAAGACGTTGAGAGCGCCTATGACACATGTTTTCAATGTCTTAATAGGGTCGCTCTGATAATGCACAGGACTCGCCGGGCAAGCTAAATTATAGATCTCGTCAACATTCAAATTTATTGCTTCTGCAACATCGTGTTCAACGAACTCAAATTGTTGCAAATGATTAATGTTTGCTATGTTTGTAGTTGATCCAGTTGAGAAGTCGTCTAAGCAAATAACGTAACTGTCATCATCGATGAGTGCTTTACATAGGTGACTTCCTAAAAAGCCAGCACCGCCAGTTACAAGTACGCGTTTTTTGTCGAATTGATTTCTCATTGTTCCTTGTTTTAAAAGGATGTAGAGAGCCGAGGAGGGTCAAACATGTAATATTTGGCTCTCTACACCATTTGAGGGTTACTTCAAAACGGAATTTCTTCTGTCTCTTGTTGCGATATTGCAGAGCCATTCGTTTTGCTCTCATCAAGCGCTGTCTCTTCAGACGCACTTGCTGTTGCTTCGAATGAATCGTCAGCTCGCCAACCTTGAATTTCAAACTCAGGTATTCGAGAGTTGCCTTTGCCGTATGCGACTGCTGTTGATCCTTTGTATTCTACGACAGCAACTTTGCCTGCATTTTCAGCAATTTGAGGATGCAACGCTGTATATAAAGCAAGAAAGCCTTGCGAGACACCTTTCGATGTTGATGACCATGTTCTTACACCGAGATCTTTCGTGTAAAGATCGACAGAAAAGCCTCTTTTGTATTCGAGTTTTTGTTCTTCAGTGAGAAGGGTCCCATCATTGCGCTGTGTCGGTAGCGATTTACGAATTCCTACTTCATCGTCCCAGTGCCAATCAGGTGAAAATCCTTCACTGATCCAGCCCCAACCGCTTTTGATTGAGTTCGGATCAAGTAAAAATTTTTCAACTGTTACTTCATCGTCACCTGCTTTCCAGCCATTGACGCTTGGCATGTATCTTACATATTTTCGTCCGTCCATATTATCCTCTAGTCCTAGTAAATCACCCATAGTTTTTCTCCTTAATTAGATGGTTATTATTAAAATGAAAACGACTGCAACTGTTATGAGCGCAATCAGTTTTTCAAAATCATTGTTGTTGTAATGCATCAAATTCTTTTTCACTTATTTCTGTTAGCTTCATTCCGTAATTATTTATTCCTTCTGGTATTTCAACTCCTTGTTTGCGTATGAGCTGATTGTTTCTAAATGATGAGTAATCGACATGATGCTGATAACGACCAAACTTCCAGCTGACAGTGCAAACGTCAGGATGTTGATCGACAAGTGATTGCGCCATTTGCAATCGACCATCGTCTGCATAAAGCTCGTCTGTGTTACCGCCTTTCATTTGCATGGTTCCTGTTTTGTAGCCTAGAAACGCATTGAATAAGATTGTGCAAAACCCATCTTTTAAGACACGCAAGCAAAGATCTGTGTCTTCGTTGTAACGTCCTCTCCAACGATGTTGTAGATCGTTTCTTATCAATAGCATTGAATAAACGCGTGTATTTAAATAATAAGGCGGTACAGCCGATGCCGCATTTGCAAAGAAGCCATAATTAAATCCTGAAATACCTACATTTTCATAACGCTCTGTAAAATCTTCTGCACATTTGAATATTGTTCCTGAAGCGACTCTGATCTTTGCATTGCGATTCAGTCTCAAAAAACTTGCAATGTTGTCGTCAAGAATCCAATGTCTTTCATATCCTCTCTCTATCGAATCTTCCCAAACCCAGTTTCGAGCAGGGATACTGCCTTGTCCTAAATTGCTGAAAGGAAGAACCTTGATCTTCTCTTCATCAATGTGTTCGTTGTACGCATCAAATTCTTGTTGCTCAATCACAATATGATAGGGAACATTCAAGCGCTCTAATTCTTTTTGCGTGAGTCTTGAGTCTGCTCTTCCTTTAGAAATGATGTAGACAGGGTATTTAGGATTCATCGATATACCTCTTGTACTTGTTTCTAAATTTAGGAAAAGCCGGATACCAAACACTTTTTGTCAAAGGTGTCAGGTTTTGTTCAATCAGATCTGCAAATTTTTTGTAATCTAATTCGTCTCTGAAACGAATAGTGATCTCTGCGTAAGGCTCAACTTGCAATTGCAAAAACTCAGGCATGTTTTGCCATTCGATTTCCCATGGCTCTTGCTCAAGTTCTTCAAGTAAAAACAATTGTTTCTCATCTTTCATCAGTGAATCACTCGCTCATGAAACTCACTACACAATTGCTCGAAGCGCTCATTGATGTAATCTTCGTATTCGAGATGTTCTTTCTCGTTTGATTTGCAATACTTGACATATTCTTCGTGCATCCATTTGACGAAGTCTAAGAACTCATCGAAATGTCTGTTCTTAATATCAGACATCACTACGAGCTTTAATGAAGCCAATGAATAGATAAATAAATTGATCAAAGTGCATACGAGCAGGGTATTCGCTGAACTCGACATCGTAACTTTCATCGACAAAGTTAAACATCATCACAGGAAACTGAACTTGTATGTCTTGATAGTCGTACTTGTAAATCAGAATCGGTATCTCTTGTCTCTCTTCACAGACATCACAGACTTGTTTCCACCATTCGTTGCGTGGTAAATCATTCGCTTGTTTCGCATATCGCTTACATTCTATTTGAAAATTATCAAGCCCAACGAGATCTGCGCCGCCATCTCTTGTTTGATTCAGGTTGCGCTCAAGAGAGTAGGGCAGATGATAGTTCTCAAGCTCACGATTGATCATGTTCTTGATCGTGTTTTCAAATGAATGTCCTTTTACTCTACTAGCTTTCGACACGTTCTTTCTCTTCTCTTAATGCTCTGCGCAACATGTTACTGATAAGATCTTTAATCTTCTGTTGCTTGAAATCCGCCAATGCGCGGACTTCTTGGTGCAAGTCTTCATCGATCCACAGTGCTTTTTTTGTTTCTTGTTCGCTCATCTTTTGCAAGTCAATAAATTCAGTATCAAACAGACGTATGTTATTAGTAATGTGTCAATATTAAATATATATTTTTATATATTACAATTTGAATATAGATGATGAACAGATGACAAAGTGATAAATAATGGTTGTTTACTGATAACAGTCGTGTATTATTATATATATTAATAATTAGTTTTTTATAGGAGAACGAAATGAAACACTTTAAAGAAAGAGAATTTAATTTATTTAATTATATGTGTGACATTCTCTACGATTTTTACGAAAGAAATGATTTAGAGCATCTATGCGCATTAGACTCTTTAGCAGTAGGTAATTATAAAAACACAAAACAATATTTGTTTTTACAAAGATTTAGTGATGTTTGGGAAAGGGTAGAGCAAAGAGAAATAAGTAAATAATAATTTCATCTATATAGGAGAACGAAATGAAAAAAACAAAACACTGGGAAGATTTAACTGAAGAAACGCAGTCAAAAGTCATGAGCTTATATTGTCAATTAGATGATCTTGAGACTAACTCAAAAGAGTTCAAGCGTATAACACTAGAGCTTGACAACATAAGAAAAGAAAACGGAATCACATACAAAGAAGCATGGATCGGTGGTATTTAATTTCATTTATAAAGGAGAACGAAATGAAAGCTAGTTTAAAAGCAAAAATAATTATGCAAAAGCGTGAGAAATTGCTTTCTGCAAATATAGATGATTTCATCGATTTTCAAGAACATCTTTTTGATGTTTACAAAATAGATGATTCTGATTTCGATAAAATGTCATACGATGGAATTATCAAGTACATAGAGCGAAAGATCATCGATTACGATAATTTATATCAAGCAAAACTTGACGATGCTTTAAACTCAGGAGACGAAAGACAGATAAAATATGCTGAGTTTTACAATTCATTTAAAGATAGTCATAAAACTTTCAGAGACTAATCAGGAGTAAAAATGAAACGCAAAAAGCGTGACAAAACGCACAGCAAAATCGTCACACTCATTCGACTCAATAAACATGAGAGCGAACTTTCATTAGCTGAGAGAAGAAAGCTCATTAAAAAGCAACGCGCAGAGATCGAAGACTATCTCGGATCAGGCGCACACAAACACAAAGAAAGAAAGTGGCATTACGTTGAAATGCATCACAGCAATCCGAATCATATGCCTGCGTTTGAGAAAGCGATCAAACACGCAATACGCAAAAGAGCAGACATTGTTCTGAATCGTATCGGCACACGCATGAAGAATCTCAAGTTCATCGATCTCGTTTATGACGCGAGCGAGAATCATAGCGTTAATTTTTATGTGTGCTATCAGAGCGAAAAACCGATCGATGCGAGCGTTCTAGTTGCAATCAGTAATGAGCATAGAGCAGAAGTGTCTCGCAACACGAAATACGCACTCGCAAAGCTCAAACGCAAAGGAGTAAAGCTCGGATCAAAAGACATCGACAAGCTCACTGAACACGCAGTCAAATCGCACACAGACAAGCGCTTAGAGTTTGCTGTGAAGATGCGACCTGTTGTTGAAGAGATACAACAATACGGCGCAACAACGCTCACAGAGATTGCGAAAGCGCTCAATAATCGTGAGATTAAAACGCGATACAAGTCACACAAGTCGAGCTGGCACGCTTCAACAGTCAGCAACTTACTTAAAAGCATAAAAGAACTGAAAGAGGGAGAGAAATCATGAGAGAAAGTAAACGATATGAGAGCATCGATGCGTTGATTGAGTCCTCACCTTATCGAGATGAGCCCGACAAAAACGAAGTCCTGAAACTGTTTTCAGGGGCAATGCTATTAAGAA